GTTTTCTTCAGCAAGAGCCTGTGTTTTTGTTAGCTGTTCAATCATTGTACCATTATCAGTTGTCAACTTAGTCATCATAGCAATTGCTGATGGGATATTAATTTCGTCTTTAATTAAAGATAATTCGCTATAACGACCAAGAGAACCAGGAGCATATGAATCTAATGTACGTAGATGTTCAGCGATACCATCAACTGCTCCCCACGCATCAGTATAAATCCCTTCAAAGAATGAATGAAACTGTGGAAAGTTTACACCTTCCACGTTCCAATGAAAATTATGAGCTTTCAAATAGAATGCAAAGGTGCTAGCAAGAGACACCTTCATTTGCTCAATTAATTCATCCATTCTTCTTCGCCTTTGCTCTTGTTTTCTTTACTGCAGCTTCAAGCTGTTCGTTCTTTGCTTCAACTACAGCTTCGATAGCTTTTGCCTTAGCCTTAACTTTCTTAGTCGTTACTTTAACTTCTTCTAAAACTTGATCAATTTCTTTAACTAATTCAGCAGCTGTTTCTTTAGCTTCTTCAACTACAGCAGCTTCAACCTTAACTGCTACTTCTTCTACCTTAGCAACAACTGGTTCAAGTGATGCAACTGGTGCAGGTTTGACTTCTTCAACCTTATCAACAGTTACAAAGTCAGAATCAATTTTCTTTGCAGGTTCAATTTTAGCTTCTGGTTCTACCTTTTCTTTCTTTGGAAGAAGAAATTCCAAAACAAGCCAACCAGCAAAACCAACCACAATTACCGTTACTATTAAATCCATAATTTCCATAATTTTCTCCTATTTCATTGGGTAATTCCAATTGTATTTATATTTTAGCAATTCCATTTTCTTAGCGCCAACGCCTTACGAGTTGGTTCGCCATTAGGCTTCTTCATTGGTCCTTCAACACCACTCATACGAGCACAAAATGATTTACGGCGATTAGCTGATTTACTACCAGCTTTCAACTTAGAAGGTGCAGTTGTTACTGGCGCTTTTAAATTACCACCAGATTCTCTATTATAATGATCGCGACCCTTTTGAGTCAATCCACCAGTTGGGTTCTTATACCCTTTGGCGTCTTCAACCATTTTCTTTTCTTTATCACATCCACAATGCTCTTTAATAACACGTTTAATTGTACCTGTATATCCTTCTTTTGGTACGCAGTTAGGAACAGGTTTACCGTTCTTTTTCTTCATACCAACTTGTTTATAATTATCCCAACATGGATCAGCATCTTCATTTTGAGAAGCTTTCAAAGCAGCATTCGTTGGTGCTCCTTTAGATCCAGGCTTACGCATATGTTCACCTGAACCATTTTTAATGCGTTCTTTCTTAGCATGGATATTATCCCATAGTCCACGCTTTTCTAATAAATCTTGATCAATTTCCATCGCTGCACCACCTGCGATGAATGAGTTAACTCTATTGTATGCAATTTGCTCAGATAAACTTTGTGAATAACCTCTTTGATACACTTCTCTTAGCGTATCAAAAGGTATACCAGATTGTTCGGATTTTTTAAACAGAGATACTACCTGTTTAGTAGAAAGGGCTACGACAACCCCTTGATGCTCTACAAGAGCTAGCTGAGGACTAGTTTGGAGACTTGTATCTTTTACCATTTGGTGTTTCCCTTGGGCTTAACCATTGAACAATTGCAGGGTTGCCGTAGCTTTCTGCGAACTTTCTATTTATATTTTTACGATTTTCTTAGCAGGAGAAAACTGCTTAAAACCAGCTATCTTTGGTTTATCTGATGGTTTAGCTGGTTTTTTCGCTTGTTTAGAATTAATTTCTTGTTGCTTAACTATTTCTCTACGCTTCATTTCTCTACGAGCTTTCATGCCAATAGGATCTTTACGTTTAGCATAACGAGCTAATGATATACCAGATGTATTCGGACCAATATCGATATTCATACCCTGACGAACTTCATCATACATCTCGCGAGTATGTTCTTCTGGAGCATCTGGATGCATACCTGATTTGAAGTCTTGATATTTACCTTTGATAGCATGACCACGCATTTTAGAAGCAGACATTTTACGACGTTTCTTTTCTTCACGCTCTTTTCTCTGTTGTGGTGTTTCATCTTTAACTGGCTTTTCATCTTCTTCATCAACATCAGCATCCATATCTCGTTGACCAGCTGATACAACATCTATCTTTTTGAACTTATACTCTTTACCATTATACTGATCAAGAAGCTTTTGCATTTGTTCTACACGATCAGAACCAACAACAAGAACAAGATGTTTGTGACCACTTTTATTTAACTTCTTGATATGTTCAATAACTGTTTTAGCATCTTCATCAGCAATCATTACATTAGCGCCAGGGAACATACGCTTGGCGTGCTTTAGTTTTTGTTCTGGTGATAGTGGGTTCTTTTCTGGGTCTTGTGATCTAGTAAGAGCAATAGAATGCGGAGCCTTTAGCTCTTTAGCTAGGTCCATTACTTTACCAACAACAGCTCCATGACCAGCATGGGTTGGAGGATTCATTCTTCCCCATGCAGTAACAACTGGATTTAAATCTTCAGCCGCAGCTTCTTCTTCTTTTGCTGCTTTCTGAAATGAGCCACCAGAGAAATTAGCAGCACTGAACTCTGCACGATCAACTAGCTTAGTTGGTCTGCCACCACGAATAGCAACGAAGCCTTCTTGCTTTGCTGGCTTACCACCGAGTGTAGTTTTAAATCCTGTGTTTACAGTGCTGGATAATGCAGTCGTCAGTGTATCTTTCGCTTGCTGTAAAGAGTAATGTAATCTAAACAAACTATTAAATTGATCCATATGGTTTTTGACATGTGAAGTAATAGCAGCTGACGCAGCTTTCTTCTTAGTTTTACCATCTGCAGACTTTGCTTTTTCTACTTCTTTGTCAGCTCTATCTTTAACGAAAGCTAGATAACCTTTACCTTCAGGAACGCTTTTATTTCTTACACATGAATTGATATACATTTTCAATGTGTCGTTATGACCGTCGACGATATTAAAAAAATCATCGTCTAATGTTTTATAGATATCTGTTGCTTGCTGAAGTTCCGCTTCATACTTTTTCTTTTCAACAGGTTTGATATTGGCTCCAGATATTTCTGGATTAACCATATGCACATCAGGATTACGTTTGAACTGGCTCTGATCAACATCAAAGCTTACCTTTGCATCTGCTAAATTCTTACCAACATATCTTGAGTGAACTACAACACCGATATTTGCTACCTCAGCACTACGAGTTTGTTCTGGATTATCTGTAGTATATGTAATGGTATTTGGCGTAAAGCTATAAGTTCCATTTTTGTTCTTTGTTAAATCTTCTTTACCATACATCAAGTCGCCTTGAAACACACCAGACTTTGGCATAATTTTTGGTAGTTCTTTCAAAGCTAACTTTAACTTTTCTACAAGACCAGGAGCATGACCATGGTTCTCTTCGATATCTCTGTCGTTGTAGTTTATCTTTGGATTTTTATTGAACGCTGATTTAGATGCAACAAAAAACTTACCATTTTCTGGATTGATACCAAATACGATAGATGGAGCACCATCATACTTTGTTGTTATTCTAGTTTGCTGATTAAAGTTTTTTCTTGGCTTACCTTCTAGAATTCCTACCACATCAGATAATGTTTCAGAGGCATGAATAACACCTTCATGACCACCATGAATTATATGGTCTTCGAGATGCTCAAGATGTTTAAGCTTCTCGATATCTAATGATTCTAATAAGTAAGTATTGAACTTTAACATATTATGCCTTTTTATTATTTCATAGAGAACTTAATGCCAGTATTGTTTGCATCTTTTGCATTAGCTCCATATGCAAATTTAAATTCTGCTTTTGAAAAGAGTTTTTTTTCAAACTTCATACCGCTTGAGGTGAAATTTAAATACACTTGTTCTGTTTTCATACTCCTACTTATATTATTGAGTATGTCCTGATAGATAGGAGTTTTATTCATATAATCAACTAATGCGTAACCCATTGGTGATAACAATAATGAATAATATGGTTTTGGATATGTTTCATTATAAAATACTGTGTTTAAAGAATCTTCGGATGCAGTTTTGTTTAATAGTGTATAAACCGAATCAAATTTAATTTTAAATAATTTTATTCTATTCGCAGCTTTACTGCCACTTTTTGCAATAGATTGAATATGTTCGTTAATATCTTTCAATTCTACACTGTTCTTTTTTAGAATGGTATTTAATTTAGCTAATGCTGGTAATTTCAACGTTTTATATGCGTTGAGTATTTTAGTTGAAGTGTTATCTTTTTCACTCGCGAGAGCTTTCAAAACGTCAATTGCTTTTTTCTCTTCGCTCGTTGGAGATTTGTATACTTTATCAATATTTTTTACAATAGAACCAATAGAAGGCGCAGCACCAGCTTCAAACTTAGCCGACACATTTGAAGTTATTTTACCATGAACGACATAAAAATCTACGAGTGCTTCGTTACTAACAGCCGAAAATCCAAATTTCGTTACTGGTTGTGCAAATTTTTGCGTGATATACCAACGGAGAGAAAGTATCTCTCCAAAATCTTTACCGATGGCTTGTCTGTCTTGAGGTTTTGTTACAGACATAAGCTCTTTAGTTTCTTTACTAAAAGGCACGACATCAGAGTTGTTTGATTTAAATTGCCGTATATCGTAATGTAAAGAACCCAATACAAATTTAATAGTTTCGTCAACTGCTAGATATTCGATGCCAGAAGATATATCTTTATCAAAACTTCTGATATCCGTATATGCAGTTAACCCGAGTTTATCTGGTGCTAAATCTTTTGTTTTAAGACTACCTTTTTCAGTAAAGGTATTAACAATAAAAAATGACTCTTCTTTCGAAAAAGCTTTGGCAGCTTTTGCTGTAGTAAACAACTTAGCTTTATATTTTCCTGATATATTTTTTTCTTCTATAGAAGATAAATCGGTTAAGGTGCCTGTCAACCCAGAAGCTTCTAACAAATCACCTAAATTGCCTTTATACGAAACTTCAACGGCTTTAATTTGCGTTTGATACCTAGAAGTTTTAATTGAAGCTGGGACGCCGCCGCTTATGATCAAGCTAACAGCTTTTTTTGCAGATACTGTTAATTGATTATAGTTATAAGACATAGTTACCCCGTTTTTATATATTTATAAAATGAAAAGGGAGGACCTTTCGATCCTCCCCCAAAACAGATAGATATGGTTGAGCGGAACCCCACCGTTTTCTCTCAACTATTCCGTAGCCTAATAAGCCTCGTGCCTCATACGTTGAACGTAATACATATCATTTCTGAGATTATTTATACAACGTAACGATGTTTTTTCAAGCATTTTTAATTTTTTTTAACAAAAATGTTGGAGTCCAACCATCGAATCCACCACCAAGATTCAAGTGCCGCATAAACTCTCTTGCTTCTAGAAACTTTTCTCCAGGAAAAGACTTGATTACCTGAGATGTAGTTTCCTCTAAAACATCGTACATAGACTTATCTTTTCCTTCAACTAAATTATATGTCATCTTACGCTTGCTCATTTGAACCCCGCAAATTTGTTTTTAT